GTTGCTGACGCGTTCGGGATCGTTGTCCAGGTCGTCGAAGGACGGGAGGTTGAAGGTGAGACCACCACCAGCCAGAAGGTCGTCCATCTGGGAATCACGGACTGCCATGCCCGACTGGATGATGCGGGATTTCTCTTCAGTCAGCTGTTGGGCGTAGCTCGTGAAGATCTCGGGAACGACGACGTCGCTCACACGAGTTGCGGGGCCTGCTGCCATGATTTGCTCCTTTCAGCGTGGGCCGATAATGTTTGGGAGGATCCGACAGTGAGCCCCTGCTCGGTCGGTAGGGCTGGTCCCATGACCAGCGGATACTTGCACCGTACCCCGTTCAGAGATGCGGTGCAAGTGTTATTTTCACTTCGCCGGCTTGGGACCGCCGACCTTCGTGCCAGCAGACTTCGCAAGCTGGTCAGCGAGGACCGGGTTCTCACGATAGATCTTGCCCTGCTCGGTGAGGTTCCAGTTCTTCGCCGAGAACGGGTTCGCAGCACCATTGCCCAAGGGACCGCCACCACCGGCACCGCTGCCCTCGGTCTCGGGCCACCAGTGGGGACGCATCTTCTGCATCTCCCGGAGCCAGCCGTCGACCTTCAGGCCGGGGGTCATGCCGTTGATGCCGTCTTTGGTGATCCACTCGCCCTGCTCGTTCTGCTCGAGCATGACGCTCGCAGCCATCTCGATGTCGGGGATCGCGGTCGAGTGCGCCTTGATCTTGGTCGCCTCTTCACGGATGGTGTCATTGCGATCACGGGTCACGATCTGGTTCTTCAGAGCATCACGCTCTGCGACCGCTGCATCGCGCTCCTCAGTGACCGTGGTCAGGTTGCGCTCGATCGGGCCGACACGCTGGGTGATGCGGCCTTCCACGATCTTGTTGATCGCTTCGTCGTCGAGCTTGCCGCCAGCAGCGGCCTCGAGTTCTTTGATGCGATCCAGCTGAGCCAGCGTCTCGGTCGCATCCAGTTCACCCCACGGGCGCAGCTTTTCGCGGGTTTCCTTGTGGTCGTTGCGCTCCTTGCGGAGAGCCTCGCTCACGGAATCCACGTCCTTCTGCGTCTTCATGCCGGTGACGCCAGTCACCGTCACGGTGCCGTCGGCGTTCTCAGTGAAGATTTCGTTGAACACGTCATCGTTCTGGAATGCTTCCGGCAGAGCAGAACGATTCTCGTATGTGAGTTCGATCGCCATCGATCTTTCCTCTTAGTTTGTTTCGTCAGGGTTTGCGGGGTTGCCGGTCTTGTTCTTCTGATCACCATTGCGGTCACCAGAAGGGTCACGTTTCAGGACCGGGTTCTTCTCCTCCTCAGCGATAGCGGCGGTCTCCTCCTCGAACGACATGTCCGTGAGGCCCTTGTCGCGGGCTCGCTTGTGAAGGCTGCGGGCGGAAATCGGGAAGCCGAGGTTCCGGGCAGTCTGCTGTTCGACCATCGTCTGGCCGGTGAGTTCGGTCTCGCCAAACTCTTTGTTCGGAATGACGCTGACTTCTTCGGGGTTGAGTCCCATCCATTCAGCGGCGATCTTGAGGATGTTCTCAAGCCCAGCAGCGCCGACGTCAGCAATCGTGTTCAGGTCTGCCGTGCGGCTGCTGAGGCGGATGCCGAGGGACTTGCCGCTCTCCCGCTCACGGCTCACGGTGTCAGCCGTCTGAGCACCCATGGAGCTTGCTCGTGCCCGGTCCTCCTTGAGGGCCTCACGCTGCTCGCTCAGGCCGTCACTGTTCACGCCGATGAACTTTGCGTCACCCTGAGGGTTCGAGATATCGATGCGAGCACCAGCACCGGTGCGAAGGTCGTCGTCTTCGTCATGAGCACCACCGATCACAACGAGGGTGTCTTGACCCTGCATGAAGAGGTTCTGGCGGTAGTCCGCCTCCCCACGGTAGATGGTCATGCACAGATTGCCGAGATCGAGCAGGGCCGGGTCCTGTGGCTCGGGCACGTGATCGGTCGAATTGATGATCACCATCGGAATCTTGTCCAGTGTTCGGCCCTGGATACCCGGAGCTCTCATCTGGCTCGGGTCATAGCCTCCCGTCTCGTCTTCGCTGAAGATACCCACCCGATAGATACCCGACGGTTCGTTCTCTTCCAGACCTCCGATCTGAAGAACACGATACTTGGTCTCAAGATCCCAGTCGAAGCCGGTCGAGGAGCGAACGTGTTCCGTCTCGTCGAGCACCACCAGATTCAGCACCTGAGGGACCAGACCCTGCACCGTGCCATTGTCCCAGTTGATGATGCGTTCAGCCGAGTAGGTGGCGATATAGGGGATCGTCCCGCCACGAACAGGAAGGTCAGCGAGCAACCCGATACGACCAGTGATCAGCTGCTCCTCGTTGATGCGACGCAGAAGCTGCGGCATGGATTCGCCCTTGGCCGAGCGAATGCCCTCCATACCGGCCGGAAGGCTGATCTCCGGCGGTTCCGAGTGCATCATACCGACAGCGGTCGACACGGCCTCCTTCACGTAGTTCGGGAAGCGAGCGCGAGTAAGGTATGCGAGATACGACTTGAAGCCACGGTCTGTCGGGTTGTTCATGCCGAGGGCGATCTGACCATCTGTTGCAGGAAGGTAGGCCGTGCGTTTGGACTTCACCTGACGCTCACCCTTATGAGCATCACGCATGAGCGTCCAATCGGGCGACATCGCGACATACTCAGGATGGTGGGAAGAGATCTCAATCGGCATGGTAGCTCCACTGGTCAGCTGAGGGGCAACATAGCCCCAGAAGGAATTTCACACAAGCGTTTTATTTCTTCCAGGAGACGGTAACGTTCCCATACAGCTTTTCGCGGACGATGCAGTCATCTTTGATTTCGTAGTTACCGTCCGGGGTCATCTTAAGGACCTCGACCCAGCACTCCTCGTCATCAAAAGCAGTGGCCTTGTCGATTCGTTTCCCATCAAGGTAGACTGCCTCCACCAAACGGGAATTTATGTCTCCTGCTTCCACTCTCATTGAGCTCTCCTAGTGTTGGCCGCTGACTGTACCGCCACTGACAGACACACCGACCGATCGGACCTTGTATCGCGTCTCGTCAGCAATGTGATCCTCGGTATCAGTGTTGACGTCATCCGGGTTGTCTTCGTCTCTGGGCAGAACAGGAACAGTCCTCGCCCAATTGTCGCAGTTGCTGAAAATGAACAGACCGGGCTTCTCCCGAGGCCCAAGGATGAGAGACCCATCGTCCCTCTCGCCCAAGACGGTCGGGTGAGCATTCTTGAGCATCTGGCGCATCTGCACCCAGCCGGTAGCGCGTGAACCGGGGCGCTTGTCTGCTTCAAGCCACTGAATGCCCTTGTACTGAATGCCATCGTCGAGACGAACCTTTGACTTGAAGTCGACAGCGATGCAGTTGCCGTTCTCCGCAGCGAAGATCTGGCTGTCGGCTACACCAGGCTTCACACGACAATACCCACCGTCGCCTTGAACCCGAAGACCCATCTGGATCTCACGCTCCACGATACCACGAGCGATGTCAGTCGCCAGCATCTGGACGCCCTCGTTGGGCTTCCCGGTCCACCCGTACCATTCATTGATACGGAAAAGATCACCCTTCACAGTCGAAGCCCAACGACCGCTCGCCAGCTTGACGTCTTCACCGTTGGACCTTGCCCACCAGCCGACAGAGAATGGTCTGGACGAACCCCAGTCGAAGCTCCGATCGATGCGCCAGTTCCACGGAATCTCGAATGGCTTGATGAGATTGTACTTGGGATCCCACACGTCGTCGAACATACCGCCAGCGACAACGTCCCAGGAACCCTCCAGCCAAGCCTTTCGCTCAGCCTCGTTCCTCGCCGACGCAGCGATCTTGTTGATGTAGTCCGGGTCCTCTTTCAGCAGGATCTTGTTCTCGTCAAGTCGGCTGAAGATGGAGAGGCGAGGCGGCTCCTCCAGACCCTGCTCGTCAATCAGGCCACGGCGGACCTTCATGTTCATATTTTGCGGCTGGAACCGCATCTTCACCCAGTTGTGGCCGGGACCATACGGGTTCGTCGTTGCACGGACCATACGAGGCATACCGGGCGTCGAGCTCCGGCAGCACGAGAACATTCGCTTGTATCCAGCATCAGTCGGCCAGTTGCAGAGCTCTTCCCATCCGATCCAGGGATACTCGTGACCGTGATAGTTCCAGTAGTCATCGTCCTTCTTGAACTGTCGCAGAAGCAGTTCTTCACCAGTCGGCCAGACCCACTTATGCTCCGAACCGTTGAACCTCGCCTGAGGCCAGATCTGTGGAAACCACTTCTTGGTCTTGGTAATGACGTCGGTCAGCTGCTTATAGGTCTGCCGAAACAGAATGCCTTTCCACCCTGCTCCGAATCCTCGTCCAACGAACTGACCATAGGACATGAGAAGACAGTCAGTCTTACCACCGCCCCGTGTCCCTTGGAACAGAACCTCGAAGATAGGTGTGGACGCAAGAAAAGCCTCCTGCGATCCAGCCTGCGGTTTCCAGATGACGTTGTCAGGGAAGTCGTTCATGCTCAGTCCCCAAGCGCGAACTTGCGAAGGAGCTCACCATGCCAGAGGATGTCCTTGTTCAGCATCGTTGACGCGAGGACGACATGCTCATCGTCTTCATCGAAGCCCAGGACGACAACCTCGGTCAGTCCGCGTTTCTTCGCCTTCTCCAGCGTCTCTTCGACTGAGCGGATACCGTCTTCTGTTGAGGGAAACTTGACGAGTTG